GAAAAATGGAAAGCATGATGCATGCACTATATGATTCAATAGAAGAATCAGAAAAAAGAATGAGAGTAATGGAAAAACAAATATTTGAGTTAAAGCGTGGCAAGAGTAAAACCGAAGGGTAAGCTAGAACAACTTAGCATCAATGAATCACTAGGAGACATACCAACTCATTTTATGAAGTCGGGATCTTCTTATAGACCTACAGCTGATTTAAACGATTTAGCACAGTTTAGGGAAAAAGTTATACCTGACCAACATAGAGGTAGTCCTTTTGAATATGATATTTGGTTTAACACAAATGCTTTACATACTATTTACAAATGGTTGTATACAGACTTTCTAGGAAATGGAATATTGGTAAGAGTACCAAGTATTAAAATAAACGATAAGTTATTTAAGTGCATAGTACAAAATCCTGACTTAAAGATAGATGAAGAAAGATGTGAAAAAATAGTAAACAACTTTCATAATAAATATACTCTTGGTACTAATCTAGAGTATCATGATAAGGTTGCTTTTTTACCAGGAACAAATATAATAAGTAAAGGAAATACTATACATTGGGGAAGATTAAGAAAAGCAGTAGATGAGGGATTCAAAATAAAACCTCATCCAATTACTCAAAAAGTATGGATAGCCAAGATGAAGAACGACTATGGTGAAGATAACGTACTTGATAAAAAGCTTGGAGGATTCGAGCTTTTAGCAAACTGTAAAGAAGTTGCTACTATGCAAAACAGTGAAATGGGATTGATGGCAATAATGCTAGACAAACAATTGAGACTGGTGTCATACCCACGAGAAGAAAGAGAAAAAAACTTGTGGACATATGATAGTATATATAGCGCAGTAGCAAATACAAACGCAAAACACTCGCTGAAGAAACTATTCTCAGCAAAGAACTCTGGTATAGTCTTCAGTTTTGATGAAGATGCAGAGCAAAGAATGGAAAACTATCTCAACAATTTTTGGGAATTTAAGGTAATAAACGGATGATTGAATTAGTAACAAAATATAAAAAAGACTGGAGTATGTTTACTCTAGCATCACTATTAGATAAAGACGGATTCCGTCTGCACTTGTTCATCCATAAAAATGATTGGGTGCAAAAAGAAGTAGACTGGATTTTAGCAAATTTTCAGAATGTAAAAGTTTATGAAGCATGGTGGAATGAAGAAGATATATCCAGAATGACATTCTTCCTAAAAGAGTACTGGAAAGATAAGGGCGGTCTTGCAAAAAGAATCATTGTATGGGATGGAAATAGAATCTTCAACCGCGCAGTTGACAGTGGTGATATACCACCCGCAGAATTTTTTAAATCTTCAATTTCATTCTTAAGTAGAGATTTAGTTTTTGACAAACATCCTAATATGAGTCACTATTACGACATTCTTCGTATACCACGAAAAACTCACCAAGCTATACCATTTGTAGATAAGCAAATAGTATTACTAAATTATGATAGACTTTGCGAGTTTGAGGACAGAGACTTATTCTTTACTAGACAATTAGATCCCCCTGGTAACGTAGAGAAACGTTACTGCGATACTAAACTACTAGCTACTAACGATTTAGCTTTCTTTGAAGCTCTATCATTTTACAACCATTCATGGTCGCCAATTTATGTCAATGGTAAAGTAGATAAATTAGTTGAGTTAGACGCAATTGGGGCGAAAGAATTACTAGACTATAATGTTATGTTAAGAAAATGCTGGAGTATAGATATACCACATAAGTATTTAGCAATGGATTATTTGGATTTAAGTACTGGAGTACAGTTGGCTGTCCCTTGGGATTGTTATACTTCTCTTATAGACAAGATACCACTTAATTTTAGAAATGCTAGGTTTAATGAAGTATTACTACAGAAGTCAGCAAAACAAAAAAGTATCGCTGGTAAACTGATTAAAAGAGGATTTATATTAGGAAAGGTCTAAACTGCCCTGGTTTAAGTCTGACAAAATCTTCCATTGAAGTTTTCCACTTCTCTCATACCCTAACACCAACTCTTTCTCCACTTTTGCATGAGGATTATATTCTTGTGTATTTTGTGGCAAGTGCCAACTATAAGGATTTGCCGCACCTGCTGTAATTGAAAGTGACTTAGAGAAAAAATCAAAACCTACCAATGTAAGACTCGAATATTTTACTTTTTGCAAAAAATATTGGATGGCAACAAAACCTGCTGAAGGACGTTGGCCATCAGGCTCATTGTTCTTCGCTCCCACCAAATCAAATATCTCAAACAATTCTTTATCAGAAAACATCTCAACAACTTTGTAGTCGGGGTAATGATGAGGTATTCTGTCGAGATGTATACGAGAGCGATTAAATAGGACAGGAATGCCCTCTGGAAAGAATCGCTTCTTCTTGTATCTTAAAAATCCAGTAATCCAAATGTCGGTACGTTTACCAACACTATCCCAATTATCAGAAGTTGGAACACCATTACCAAATCTTACAACTGTGTCAAAGCTTTCAATATAATCAGCAAGATCATGCTGTAGCATTTCGACAGAGTTTCCAACAAGTATTATTGATTTGTTTTCTGTAAGTTTTCGTAAATTTTGTTCCATTCTTGGGAGTATTCCAGGTTGTCATTGATACCATGCCACGGTCCGCCATCTGTAAAGTGGACTGCTTTTGGTTCTTTAAATTGATAGTAATTTACCATGGCATTAAATTCTGCAGGTAAACTACCGATTGAAGTAGCCCATTTCATTTCATGCAACGCACCCGCTGGGGCTTGGTTTACATAGGTAGGAGTTAGCCTTCTACACCTTGTGTTATCAAAGTACATTAGTGATGACCAGTTTTTCTTCGGATAAGAACTGTTTATTTTCTCATTCATCTTATTAGAAGGTACTAAAAAGTCTGGGTGTTGTACACAATGTACATCATGTGTTTCATCTACATGATATAAGATTTCTTGTGGATCACATCTCCACATAAAGTCACTATCACAGAACAATGCGTTTCCATGAAAGTCGGATAGAAAGGGTACTAAGAATCTAGTAAAAGCAAATTCTGTACTTTCATTTTGAAAAGGTCTATAGTACTCCTCTATCTCGTTTTTTATTAATGGTCTAATAGTGTGGCTTCCGTTATACTTTCGTATGGAAGCCTCACAAACATTATATGCCTCAGGTTGACTCGAGTCGTACCCAATATAAATTACCATTAATCTTCCTTTAAACTATTACCTAAGTCATTAACATAGGCTTGTCTTGCTGTACTAAGAGCTGCCTTTTCGTGGTCAATGTCTGCTAGTTTGGCATCACAGTAACTTATTGCATTATGTAGTGCCTTTTGGTCTTTATTAAAGTTGTCGGAATCATGCTCGATTCCATCTATTGTAATTGTACTCATTTAAATATATCCTGCCAATTGCCTTGTGTACTACTCTTAGCATACTCTGTAGCACGGTTTTCAAAAAAGTTGGTATGCTCAACTGCGTTTACTTGTGTATCAATCCATGGTAAAGGATTAACAGTACTATGGAATATAGCTTTCATTCCTAATCCTAGTAATCTTCTATCCGCTATATAACGAATATACTCTTTCACTTCTTTTGCTGTCAAATCAGGTATATCTGCTTTATCAAAACAAATATCAATAAACTTATCTTCTAATTCTACAACGCGTTCCGCTGCACAATATATCTCGTATTTAAGCTTATCTGTCCATATCTCTGGATTTTCTGAAATGAACTCTCTGAAAAGTCTTGATACATTTTCTACATGAAGTGTCTCATCACGAATACTCCAAGTTACTATTTGTCCCATTCCTTTCATAAGATTGTGTCTAGGATAGTTTAATAGTATTGCAAATGATGAGAATAACTGTACTCCTTCTGTGAACCCGCTGTATACTGCCATTGTTTTAGCAATATTATGTGGAGTGTCCATATTAAAGTCAGATAAGTACTCATGTTTTTCTACCATCTCTTGTATATCCATAAACTCTTGGTAGATATCATCAGATTTACCTAATGTTTCTAACAAGGATGAATATGCATCTTGGTGTACTGCTTCCATAGCTGCAAACGATACTAACATCATTCTTACTTCTGGAGCTTTAAAAGTTGGTAGATAGTGTTTAGCATATCCACAGCAAACATCTACGTCTGCTTGTGTAAAAAACCTAAATATGTTATCTACTAACTGTCTATTATCCTCTGTAAGATTTTTATTATAATCTTTAATATCATCTGCCATAGTTACTTCTTCAGGCATCCAATGCATTTGTTGTTGTTTTTTGTAGGCTTCAAATGCCCACCCGTAATCAAACGGTTTGTAATATTCTCTTTCTTCTAGTAAGTTTGCCATTTATCCCTCGCAACTTAGACAATCTGATTGTTCAAAGATTATCTCTCTTTTAGCTTGATTAGATACATTATCAGCTCTACTGATAGCTTCACTTCTCAAGTAATATAGTGTTTTTAAATTTTTAGCCCATGCTAACATGTGTACATTATGCAAGTCTCCTTTGTTTACATCAGGTGGAAAGAATAAATTTACACTCTGTGATTGACAAATAAACTGTTGTCTTACTGATGCATGTTCAATAACCCATGATTGGTTTATCTCTACAGCAGTTTTGAACACGTCTTTCTTCCATTCGTCTAAGAAGTCAAGATGTTGTACACTTCCTTTGTTGGCAACTATACTTCTCCAATATTCTGCATACTCTTCCTCAGTACTAGAAGCTTGTTTAACAAGTTTATCTAAGTATTTATTCTTTACTAGATTACTTCCAGTTTTTGTTTTCTGAGTATAAGCGTTCGCTCTAAAAGGTTCAATACTCGGAGAAGTATTACCACATAATATACTAGAACTCGCATTAGGGGCAATCGCC